CCCCATGTATGTGGGGGCAGAACCTAAGAATAGGTCGTCTGAAAATTGAGGCATTTTGATCTTCTCCTTGAAAAGCTTGATCAGATTTAAAAAAAGGGGAGAGGTTTTATCCCCTCCCCATTAGGCTTATACGCCTGCAGTACCGAAGATAGCTCTTGGGTCAGTCCATCCGGGGATGTAACGCTCAGTAGCCTTGTAACGCATAGAGTCAGTCTCGAAGTCACCCTCCATGGTCTTCTCCAAACGACGACGCATCAAAAGCTTCATGCCTTCGGGAGCGTCAGTTTGAACGAACCATGCTGTGGCTGATGTCAAACGAGAGATCACTGCGGCACCCTCGTCCAACAAACCAATTGACTTAACAGGGTTCAAGTCATTGTTTGCTGTACCAGTACGCAACACAGATTTCAACAATACTTCAGCTTGGAAGATGTTGCCGGGGGCCACCACCAATTGGCGTGGAACCAAACGAATCTTCTTACCATTGTTGTCCACAGCTTGACGAATCTGAATCAACATCTGTTCGAGAGATGTCTGAGACAGGTTAGCTGATGTAGCCAATTGGTTGCTGAATGTACCATTCACGATTGGGTGAGCAGTGTTCACAAGTGACACGCCATCACCACCAACGTAAGAACTATTGAAGGCTCTGTTCAAAATGTTTGCACAGAGAGTTTCTTTAGTCTCAATCAATGATTGGGCGAGGTGACGAGCGTACACTTGACCAATACGGATGTGGTCGCCATCTTCAACCAACACTTTGGTCAATGCGAAGGCGAGGCCATACACATTGTAGACATAGCGTTGGAGGAAGAGTACGCCACCTTGTTGGTAGCTAACGGGAGTACCGTCAGGCAACTGGGGCGCGGCTCCAAATCCATAAAGGACTGGCTCTTCGTGGTAGTTACGGGGAATGCCCTCTTGTTCACGGAAAACACGAGACCATTCATCTTCACGGAGGTCATAGACACCATCGAAACATTCGTTAAGAATAGGTTCAACAATACTTCTAAAGTCCGTACTTCGCATTGGTGCGGCCATGGTTTATGCCTCCTTATGCTATAGCAGTAACAGAACCGAAGAACTGTGACTGTGAGTTAACTACACGAACGACCGTGTAAGAATCTCCCCATGCATTGTCTGCATAGGGGGCTAAATCGACCACACGCATTTGACCTTGGCCTGTGTTACCTTGGCCTGTCGATGCACCAAGGGTACATTGTGACAAACCTGTGGTAGTAGAACCAGCAGTCAAGTTAGTGAAGTTGTACTCATTACCGATAGTGGTTTGAGCCATAGAACCGTCTGCTTGGATTTCATAAACGATGTTTTGGTCGTTATAGAAATAAGCTACGCATGATCCAGCCACATAAGCTGTACTGGCAGGCCAGTTGTTGCTTACACGACGACGACCAGTTGTATCGGTCCACTCAACACCAGCAAATGCGCCAGACCATGAGTCAGAAGTGGCAGACACGGGAACAATAGTTCCTTGGCTACCAGTAAGGACAGCGGCTGTACTGTATTTGACGGGTTGACCCTTTAGGATAGCTGTTGCGTATCCTGATGCAATTCCACCAGCAAGAGCCTGTGCACGATCCAAACCAGAAGGGTGGAACGCAGGTCTCAAGCCAAATGGAGCACTAGTTGCTGACATAGTTAACTCCTTGTTAAATAACCTTACCCGTGAAAGATGGGATCAGGTACATTTTTTCGACTTAATTGCCTTAGACCATCGCCTTCGATATCCGTCAAATGCCTTCCGTTGCTGTCTTGTGCACCTTGTAACTGCTCAACTTGGACTTTGATTTTCTCAGCCTCTTCGTTGGGCAACTCATGGTGCATATGCAACATAACGTCTTGATAGACATCCATAGGAATCTTATACAAGACCATTTCGTTGCAAGTAACAAATCCAGTGATTTCAGCACTCTTGACTTTGTGTTGCTCGTAGAAAACAGGGACCTCTTCTCGTGGAACAGGAACATATCCTAGTCGCATACGCTTATCAATTGTGTCGTAACCATTGGTTGTTGACAGCCAACAGACGTGCCATCCGGGTATCTCTGGGACTTTGGGTAAAGCACTCTGTGTCCACTCCTCGCTCCACATCTTCCTAGTTGGACGTTCTTGCGAATTCATGAACTTCTCCTCAGGAGGTTGTCTAGTGATATCTTGGCTAGCACGACCTTCACGACCACCTGCATTTAGAGATTTTTTTAAACGTGATTCCATTTTCTTAGTTCCTTAGTATTGGTTGTTACGGGCATACTGGGCGTATGTCTTGATCATCTTGGCTCGCTTCTGTGGGTCATCCCACATACCAGCATCCTTCATCGCTCTAACCTGTTCAGGCTTTAACGTAAAGGTATTGCGATTGCTACTGCCATTGACGCTCTCACGCCCTGAGCTTGTTACAACACTCCTTGGTCCTTTAGAAGACGGTTTTACGTCTGTGTGATCATTGTAACTACTATCTATATGCTTTGACAAGCGTCTATCAAGTTCGTCCCAATAATCTCTTTGGGTTGGGTCCCAACCCTGTGCTACTAACTCTTCGTCGAGCACTTTGGCGATCCTGCTTTCAGTGTTAGAAAGCTTGGGATCGTACCAATCGTTTCGAGCCATCCAGTCTTGGGCGTGTTTCTGTAGCCTAGGGTCTGGGGCTGATGAATTATTTACAGGTGCACTGGAGCTTTCGTGTACGTTCTTGATCTTCTCTAACTTGTCCTTAGAGCTGTACCACATGGATTGAGCCTTTTTAAAGGTCTCGCCATCGCCTGCGCTGATAGCCTCCTCCATCTTGGTCTCATAGTAGTTCAGACGTACTTGTTCGTCCTCCAGAGCCTTTTCTAGACGTGCTAGCTCATTGGATTGGGTCTTCCTCTCCAAAATAGCCAAACGCTCCTTCATGAGTTCGTTTTCCCTCTTGATGAGGTTATAACTAATCTCTTTCTCGGAAGCTACAGCTTTAGCTAAATCACGCTTTTGTTTGCGTCTGTTCTTTTGTGACCTGACCTCAGCAGTGTCATCAGGATGGTCATCATCCTCATGGCTAGCTTTAACTTCAGGTTCATTGTTGTCACCCTCTGGTGCTAATCCTTCAGGCAATTCTACGGTTGCAGAGCCATCCAGTTCCTCATTGACGCTGATGTCAATCGGTTCTTCGACTGTTTTTTCGGTTGTCATAGGTACGCTTTCATTTGTAAGGGATCTCCAGTTACCGTGGCGATAACTTCATGATCATTGAGAATCATAAAAAGAGCAGGCTCTTCGTATTTGTTTTCACTGGGTACTGGAACCTCCCAACGGTCTCCACCCCATTTGGGAACTCGCACATAGTCCCCAACAGCACACCAAGAACCTTCAGGCCAAGGTTGCATAGTGTCACGATTTTTGAACGCTAGAGGTCCAATCATCAGCACTTTGGCTACCATGTTCTGCCATTTTTCGGTTTCTTGTGTTTCAGCTACCATCACGATGCCACTCGCTGTTGTCTTCTTTGTGCGTTTCAATTGCACTAGAATCCTTGCGCCAAGTGGTTTGGCTTGTGGATCAACCTCAGGAAATGCCCAAGCTAAATCCTCGCCAGTTGTGCTATCTGTCATTGTCTATTTCCTCTTCGTCATCTAAAAGTTTGTTAATGATGTCTAAGACCTCTTGATGGCCTGTGTAGACACCTACCATGCGTTGATAAGACTCCCAAGTCGATGCATTGCCTGCTCCCAAAGAGTACGCAATGTCTGCCTGTCTTTTCTTAATAACGCTGATAACCTGTGAAATTGAGATCATTTATTTGTTTTTTGCCTGTGATAGTGCTCCTTGGGGTTTAGATGGGGTGTTTGAGCCACCTTTGGGTTGCATAGATGTACCGTCAAGCTTTTCACCTTGAGCAATACGCTTGTGCTGTGGGACTTCCACAGACTTTTGTTCGTTATCACTGGACATTTGGTCCTCCTAAGTTGTGATGGGGTTGGAACGCTAGGTCTAATGCAGTTTTTGCCTGCTCGTGTTGCAAAACAGCTCTGTCATGAGCTAACTTTGCAGATTCAATGGTTTGCTTAGTCTCGTTATCCTTCTGATTAAGCAAAATGTCCATTTGGTCCTTGGCTTGACGGTCTTGTTGCTCGTTTTGCAACTTAGCCATAGCCAATTGTTGGTCAGTTTGGAGCTTCTGTTGGGCAATAGCAGTGTCTGCCTTGTCTCTTTGTGCCCTACGGTTTGTCTCAGCCATAGATGTCTGCAACAGAATCTGTGCATCTGGGTCTTGGGGCTGGGCTTGTTTCTTCAATGCATCCAATTGTTGTTGCATTTGGGCAATCAAAGGCATAACCTTGGCAAAAGTCTGCTGAGATTCCAAGTAAACCTGCTGAGAAGCCATGGCATAAGCCTGATCAATCTTTTTAGTGTTCTTAGGATCGTCATAATCCATCTCAGCAAAGTGGGAAGACTGGTCTACAACCTTGTTCATGCTTTCCTCGTACCACATTCCAATGTGTTGCTGGAGGTGATCGATGGCTACACCCAAGAATTTAGGCAAAAACAATGGGTTAGAACCCAACATTGGGTTGCGATAGAAGTCTAAATGGCTCTGGATGTGGGCTAAATGATCCTGTTCCTCATAAGCTTTGGCTGGATCGCCCTTCAACATATTAAAGTTCTCTTTGGCAGAACCAATCATGTCATCATCAGGTTCTTGAAGCATCAATTCATTGAATTGAGGAACCTTCATTTGCTTCATGAAGCGTTCAATCACAGCCTTTCTGTCAAACAAATCAGGGTTTGTAGCCATAATTTGCATCACAGCCTGTGTCTGAGCCATCCTCTGGGTCTCAGAGAAGATGTGTGGGTCAGAAACTGGGATAACGTCAGTGTTGCGTTTGAAGTCTTCCTGATGGACATCAAGGTCAGCTACCAGCTCACCCCTGCGTTGCTCATCCAAGTACCAGCGATTGAGCCTGCCTAGGACCTTTAAGACCCTGCCTTGGCTCTCATGCAACCTAGCATGAATGGCTGAGAAGACAACTGCACCTTGCTCGATTAGAGCTTGGGTGGTTCCTACAGGCATATTGGCATTAACGTCAGCGATTTTCTCCTCAGAAGTTGTTATAACCCCTTTAGCGGCGTCCGTGAGCCAGCCCAACAACTCCATCAGCACAGGAGAGGGTGGGTTGAAGGGCATGGGCATGGCAATCTTGCGAACGTCATCCACACCGGGTGCCCCCTCGATCTCAGCAATCTGCGTTACCTCCACCTGATCCGTTTGGCCTGACATCCTAGCTCCTTTGAGCTTCAGCATGGTGGCGGCATTGTTGATGTGTGCAGAGTCTAGTAACGCACGTAGCGATCCAGTGAGTGCGGCACTAAGTCCACCAATGAGATGAGGGAGACCAATCGCATACGCTCCCCTCCAAGGTATGAACTTAAACTCAATGAGCCAATCCAGTTTTGTAAGCGTTTCATCACCTTCCTCCCAGTTACGGTAGAGTCCAACCACCTTTTGGTCTAACTCGTCAATCATCAGGATGTAAGGAGCTGAATCGCCACCAGTACGCTTGTCTTCTTCCTGCTCTAGCCATGTGTAGATGTGATAGACGTTCCTGACGCCGTCATCATTGTCCTCATAACGCTTACCTTCGATCTTGGCGTTTGCCTTCTCAGCAAAACTTTGTTCAGGTTCTGCAGAGGCTCTAATCAAGTTGATATCTCTGTACAAGCCTGATTTAACCCTGTTTTGGAACTCCCATGAGCTAATGGTGTTGACCTCAGTCACACGCTGTGCTGTATAGAAGTTACCAGCCTCAAAGGGCAAGTAAATCTTGTCAATAGGAACAAACTCAGTGCAGGGACGCTTTTTGTTCTCGTCGTACCACATCTTGAGGTATTGGGAGCCACCTAAGGGCAACTGGGTTAACAATTGCTCTTGCTCGTCCCTGAACTCTTCGATTTGCTCAGTCAACTGCCAATTCATGTAGTCACGCTTGCGTTCAGCAACTGCAACCTTTTCTTTGGTGACTTCACCCAGAATCTTGGTACGGGTTGGGCCATCAGGTGGGAACATCTCTTTGATGGCTCTGGAGGCAAAGTCAACGCAAGCTTCAGCCATGACAGGGTGAACGACCTTGGAGGCACCCATGAAGTTCGCTCCACCGGGGGCATCATTCCCCAGCCCAGTCCTCTTCAGTCCCTCTTCGTACTTCTTGTCTCGCTCTTCACGACTCGTCTTGTCATTCTTGATCAAGTCCAAGTAATGCATCGCCACTCTGTTCAGCTCATATGGGTCAAACTCCTCTGCCAAGTTAGAGTAGAAGTCTGCATCCTCAAGTGGGCCTTCATAGTCATTCATCACCACAATGGCTGAACCATCAGGCTGTTCGATCACATCTGACTCGTCCTCAGGCAACTCTACATCGATGTTTCCATCCTCATCTGGCTCTGATATGCCATCAATGAAACGTCCATATTCTTGGTCAATAGGCATTTGTGTTGCCATGATTATTTCCTTTTAAACTGTAATTCAGCCCATTGCGTATCAGGGTTTGTACTCATATGGACTTTGCCACCCCTTTTGTACATGGGGAAGCCTTCTGTCTGAGCTTTTTCACTTAACTGTGGCGTTACGTCAAAAGTGTGAAGGCTAGGTGAAACTTTGTTTGCCCAGTCTGTTTGTACCTTCTGCTGTTGTTCAGCAGGGAGGTTCTGAAACATTTCAGGCGTCATGTCTGCATGGTCAAGCATATTGCTTACGTCATGCAAGTCATCTGGGTTAGATGGCATATTGTGAAGCTTAACCTCAGAGCCTAAGGGTTTGCCAAGCTTGTTCAGGATAGAGGGGATACGCTTGTCGTAAGCCTCAATCATGCCTTTTCCACCAACGTCTAGGTCAAGTCCAGAATAATCCTTTGAAACCCTTTGTGGATTGTTGTCGACGTGCATATCAGAGACGATTTGCTTGGCTAGGTCTTTTCCAACAGTGCCTGCAAGCTCATTGGGGGAGACAGTCTTGTATTGTCTGGCAGGGCTTAAACCGTTTGTTGGAATAAAAGAAAGGTTAAAGTTCCCATCCTCCATGGGGAAGACGTTCAACGAATCAATGTGCTTGCTCAGCTTGTAACGGTCTGCCTGCGTTGCCCCGGGCGTTACAGCAATCTTGTCATACCCATTTTCCACTGCATGGTTCACAAGGTGCTTCAGTGCAAGCTCCTCCCAGTTCTTTTTGAATGGTGCGTCAGGAACGCCTTTATTCTTTTGTGCTAGAAGGCTAAATCTTTCATTAAGTTGTGGGTCAGCCATAATATCGTTTAATGGCAATTTTTTTAAATTAGTTAATTCATTTTGCTCTTCAGGAGTCAATCCTTGAGAATAACCTTTGTCACGACCACGCTGGTGCCAGTCTGACTGCAACTCCTCAAGATGCAATACCTTCTCACCATTTGGACCTGTACGGTCTTTTAAACGCATACTTGCAATGATGTTAGGCTCTCCACCAAAGTGATGAGGGTCTCCAGCAAACCCACCATTGGGCAAAGTCAAAAGCATCTCACGATAGTTTTCGCCATTAGGTATGGTCAATCCCTCGTGATAGGGCGACACAATCTTCATGTTGTCAAGATGTTCAATCCTATTATCTAAGTGATCAACATCCTGCTTGAGCATTCTTACCCTGCTCATGTTTCCAGCATCTCTAGCTTTATTTATTTCCTTGTAAAGCTTGGATTGCTCGTCACTCAAAGTATCAAAGGTGCTTTTGTCCCTGATGTTCTGCAACTCCATTAACTCTGCATAATCATGTGGGTCTATATTATCTATTCCAACACGATCAAAATGATCTTCAAGAGAAGATAGATAAGAGTGCTCTTGCTTATCTAAGTCCCTGTAATCAGGAGCACCCAAGGTTTTTTGTTTGATCTGAGGTGCTGGTTTGCTCTGAACAATCTTCTTGAGTGTTGGTTTGTCTACCTGAGGCATGGCCTTCAAGGTGGTGTCTATTCCACGATCAGCAAGCTCTGCAGGCTTTACAGCAGGGTTCTTGAGCAAGTCATTGATAAATGATTGCCCTGTCCCCTTATTCCTGTTTAACGACTCTACAGCCTGTTCAAGAGCTGAGAATAATGGTTTAACTTTAGGCATTACAACATCCTCTCGTGAACGTGGACTTCATGACCATCAATGATGTGTTTAGTCACTTTTCCACCTTTTTTCTTGCTGAGTTTGACACCCTGAACGTCAGAACCTTTGGGTGCAACTAATAACTTTTCATATACATCGTGCACTGGACCATTCCTGTTGATCTGCATTTGACCAACAACGTCACCAATACCAAATACGTCACCAACGCTTCTGGGACGCAAAGTAGGGTTAGAACCTGTTCCAAGGTTGTTCAACAGCACAGGAGAGGCGTAGTCAGTTCCTAAGCCATACGCATGGCCCATGCCTGCCTTGTCAACTGTTGCGATGAAGCCAAGGTCATTGAGGATTGAGTCACCACCAACTGGCTTGTACTTTCCTTGCTTGAGCAAGTTAGAGTTGGTAAACGATCCCTGACCCTTAGGCAAAGACTCCATGCCAGTGACTCCACCAGTTGTCATGATGGGTCTATTGGTCAGTGGATCAATGGCAACACCCACATCTTTGTGGATTTGGTTGTCTAGTATCAGTCCAGTCTTAGGATCTATGAAGGCACCAGAGTGAAAGTCCTCACGCTTCATGTTGTTAGCATTCAAGACTTTTTCAACCAAAGTCTGTACTTGTGGGTTTTCTTCAGGATTGGTAAACCAACGATTAGGCATGGGTATCACTGGCTGACGATCAGATGTTTTGATCTTTTCAATCAAGTCATTGAGATCTGGAGCTTCTTTGGTAAACAATCCACGAATGGTATGGGCTAACTCAGGAGCTTCTGCTAGCATAGACTCGATTGCACCAAACTTGCCTCCACCAGCCATGTGTACAGGGCCACCACGCTTCTTAGTGATGTCAGGTGTACTTGTGTCATAGGTGCCTTGGTTACCTATGGCTGACTTGATTTGGTTAGGCTGAAGCATAATGACTTCATGCTCACGACCAACTTTGTATGGGTCAGCATGGATGATGCTGTCGTACCCATCTTCTTTGAGCATCTTGACTGTATTGGGAGTCAATAGGTCAGGAAACTCACTGTGGCCTCCAGCATAGGCTTCTCTAGCCCAATCGATCATTCCTTGGTCGTCTAATACCAATGGGCTTTTGGCTTGGACGTGGACAGGCATCACATTGACGCCTTCTCTAAAGGGTGCATCTCTGCCACCACCAATGTTGTGCATGGCTGGCTGTTTGTGAGGATTAGTCGATAGCCATGTTGCATTACCACTGATTGTGGGATCAAAGCCCTCACCTTGGAACTCCTTAAAGTTTGCTGGAGTTGCGTGGTATAGAACATCCCTGACTTTGGAGTTAGACAAGAACTTGCCTTTGTTAGCCTCAGCCTCAGCCTTAGACACTTCCTTGGTGCCTAGACCTTCCATAATGCCTTTAATGAGGCTTACAGCGTCTTCTGCTAGTCCTACCATACCTCCACCTGCAAAGGTTGTCTCAGCCCACTGAGTGTCTGGATTGTCAGACATATGGACAGACCCACCTTTTTTCTTTCCATGGCGTTGTAACCAAGTTAGATACTTTTCAGTAATGTCTTGGCTAGGCAAACCTTCACCCTTGATGCCAAGGGCTAGATCATAGTAGCCTGCAGGTGCAGTTCTAATCTTCTTGCCTTCTGCTTCTTTGATTTTATTTTGAGCTTCAACAAGTTCTTTGAAACGCTTGTGCCAGTCAGGTAAAGCAATCTCAGTCTCAACGGGGACAAAATTTTGATTCAAGTCTTCGCCATGGAGCAGTGTTGGGAACCCGGGGTGCAAGTCAGGCCTATAGCTCGTGTCCCCACTCAGCCTAAACATCCTTGGCCCAATAGCATATGTAGGTATCTCACCCCCATGCTCTGGATGTAACAAGTTTGGTTCAGACTCTGCTTTAAGAATATCTGAAGGCTTAAAAATAACACCCTTGCCACTCTTCTCCCCACCCATAGGAATGCCACCCTTTTTAGGTTCAAATGGACTTTGCCCCATCATAAGGTCAGCCACTAAGCCTCGCTTTTCAAATGTATCAATAAGCTTCCAAATCTGTGGGTCTTTGATGTTTGCATCAGGGCCTAAAAACAATTGAAGGTTTTTATTAAACTTGTCCTCAAGCTCAGGACTCATTTTGCCTGCCTTCAAGTTTCTTAGAAATTCTCTTTTTAACTGGTCAAAAACAACTGGATTTGATTTGAGCTGATCAGCAGAACCAAGCATTGTTGTGTAAATTGCGTTCTCATCATTTAGGTTTAATAAACGACTAGCTGTACCCTCATCCATTACACCCCACACTTTTCCAGAGTACTCAGGGTCAACTTGGCTTATGGCTGGGAAAGAAGCTCCACCAATGTTGCCACCACCAACCTTTGTTCTGTCTGACTGTGTAGTAATTAGTCTACCTTTTCCCTCAACATTGAGGTTGCCAAGGGCTTCTGACAGTTTTGTCTGTGGGCTACTGGCTATATAGTGGCTTGCTTGCTCTCCAGCTTGCTTCCTGTAGGGTGCATTGATTCCCAATGGCTGAGGAACCATAGCCTTGAGCCACTCTGGACCTTGGCCCATCATTGCCTCGTTCAAGCCTTCTCCAGCCATTCTGACGCCTTTACCAATGGCCTTAGGCACAGCTTCCATCAAAGGGTTAAATGGCGAGTATTCTCCTATTGAGCTGGCAAACCTGCCTTCAGGTGAGGTTGCCTTCAAGGGAAGCTTTTGCTCCCACCAGTCTGATGTCAGGGGAAGCTTGGTGTCACTGCCTGCAATGTCAGTAGCCAATTGAGCAATGTCAGGGATCATCCCTAGACCAGTCTTTACAGCTCCACGAACCATCTGGACTGGCATATCTTTAGAAGCCTCAGTATCTTGAAACGATCTGGTTGGCTTCATCTGTGGGAAGACACCAAACGATGCTCCCGTACTGTTGTCATCAGGCATGATTATCCCCCACTGCGATGTCTGCCATTATGCCAACCTTTTAGCTTGGGGTCTACTGGGCATAAGGGTTGCCTCTGGTTTTCTTCATGCCAGAGTCTGCGAAGTCATCCATGTCCCATGGCTCAGGTCTTGGACCATCAATGTCTAACCAGCCTGCATCCCTCAAATACCTCAAAGCCTGCGTCATGGCATCAACATAGTCGTCATGAGCTGACTCAGGGAAGCTACAGACTTGGCTGACCATGCCTTCAGCCCAGTCCTTTACAAAACCTTTGGTCTTGGCACTTTCAGGTATCCAGACTCGACCCATGGAAATGATGTTGGAGACGATATTCAGTCTTTGGGTTTTGTCTGCACGCCCCGGGTTATACGCCCTCACAGGCAAGTGTGCTCTCTGCAAGTCTTGTATTAGGGAAATCCCTGCTGACTTGTCCTCGATCAGAATCAAGTCTACCCTCTTTTTTTCCCTGCCATCACCAAAGACAACCTCAAACTCTTCTTTAACTTTGGGGCGTAAGTCTGGGTACTGCAAGCGATCTTGCCAGCAGTCGATCACCATCACGCTCATTGGGCCATCAGTAGGCTTGAACATTCCAAAGGTTATGGAAGCAGTTGGGTCGTTTATTGTCTTGTCAGTGTATGCACAGTCATAGCTCTGCACGATGTACTCAAACTTGGGGAACTCCTTCCCATTGGGCCATAGTCTGAACATCGAGCGTTTAATGATACCTGTGTCCTCAGGGTCCAAAATTTCAGCGTAGATTTCCTGCTTCCCAAGCTTGGTGCCCTCGTACTGCAGAATTTGCTTCTGGAACGATGGGCTGAGGTTCTTGATGTTGTCGTAGGTAGAGGCTGTGGTGACCTTGACATCGTCTCCATCCCTGCCTACAAGCTCCACAATGAGGTCTTTAGGCCTTGGAGTGGTGGTAGCTATGATCCTTGTGCGTTCGCCTAGACGGACTGAGAACATGACTTGGTCGTAGGCTTCTTGGAGGTAGTCCCAAGCCGCAAGCTCATCCAACCACGCTCCATGATACTGCCCGCCCCTAAAACGCTCAGGCTCTGAAGCTGGAACCCCTTTGATCAGCGATCCATTCACGAGCTTAATCTCGCTGTACGCTCTGTTGTAGTCAGACACAATCTCCTCAGGGATGCAGGCAACGAGTCCTGACTCCCCCTCAAACATGGTTCCCCTGACGTCAGCAGAGGTTGGGCCAGCACATAGCCAGCGTGAGTTGGGTTCTTGCCATGCCCACCACCAGATTTGCTCTGCCGCAGTTCTCGTCTTCCCAGCACCCCTACCTGCCAGTAGGAGCCAAAAGTTCCACCAATCCCCCTGTGGGAGCTTCTGGTGCCTATGCTGTCTCTGTATCCATTGGAGTCTTCTCGCATACGCAATCTGGTCTACAGAATCCAGTGTCTCAAAGGCTTCCTGCACCTTTGGGTCTGCTAACAGTGCGAATGCATCATTCATCTCAGGACTTCAGCTCGATGTTCTTCATGACTTGGCCCATCAATTCTTTAGCCTTAATCCTGTGCTCGTGGACTACTGGACTCTCAGCATCCCCAGCTATCTCTGTTCTAGCTAATTTAGGTATGTGGTACTCAACCACGCTTTGGAACAACTCGAATGCTTTCGCTGGGTTAGGCTTAATCCCATAAGCTTCATTACCCTCAGCTACCTCAGAAAGCCATTTTTCGAGCCTGTGAGCGTTTCCATCAACAAAGGTAGCTATGGCCTGCCTAGCCTCTTGCGTAGCCTTGTTGGGCGTTCCTACCTGCCTCCCACCTGTCTTTTGACCTACTGTCATTGTCTTTACCCCTAAGTTAATCTAGTATAGATAAGTTAGTGCACGCTAACAACATTATGGTCATTGTTGCATTCCCTATCTAAAGTCTTATG